ATATGTAAATTACGAATATTAATATACTTGAATACATCTATCCATTCTCAATGAAGCATCAATTGTTGCTAAATCATCTTGTGAATAGTTCAAATCACCGAAGTTCAAACTTGTTAAGAAACAACCTTGAAGTATCCATTTTTCAACGACAACTCCTGTTGGGTCTAACATCTCAAGTTCAACGTCCTTCTTGTAACCTGCAGCATATCCCATACGACCTGTAACTGATTCTGCGTGTAAACGGAACCACTCCATAAGTGCTTGAGACGCTGAAGGACCAATTGGGTCTTTGAACGTTACTTTTATCTCTTCCCAATCAAAACGACCCGCAACGTAAGTTGAAGTGTTCAAGAAAGGAATTTCTACAGATTTAATCTTTGCACTTGGACGAGCCGTTGAAGTCACGTACCATTCGTTGATACCCAATGATGAAGGGAATCTTAGAATAAATCTATTTTTACGTTTCGGTTCATAAGGAACCGGCATTTTCATTAGTAAATCTGCCATGTTGTATTTGTTAAGTTTTTTTGTTATTTTATACTCTTATAAATATATCCCAATTGGAAATAAATTTTTTTTACACCGAAACTTGACTTTGTCAATTATTTTCCGTAGTTTTTTACAGGCTCCAGCAAATAAGTTCCAGTATAAATAGAATATAATATAATAAATACTAGAATAAAATAAGTAATACTAGAATTTCTAGTTCCAGTATTACTGGGTATTTTTAAAAATATAACGATAATATTATTATGGTTCCATGTGGAACTAAAAAAGGGTACCATTTCTGATACCCTTCCTATTTTATATCTCCTTTTAGATTAGATATTCTCAAATGAAGCTCCTGTTGGTGTAATGATAAATTCCACATCAATAAATTCAAGTGAACGAGTAGGTTTAATGTATATTTTACCTCTTAATGTGTTAGCATCGATGTCCTCTGGGTCATTAGATACACTTACACGGAAGTCATATAAACCTCTTTCTTTCTTGATTGCTTCAAGAATTGGGTTAACCAATCTCAAGAATTCATTTCTTACTTGTTCATCATTTTGTTCAAACAATAATCTAACTGCAACCGCTGAAATTAATTTTCTTGCTCTTAATAATAATCTTCTTACGTTGATTCTATCTAAAGCAGATTCTCTAACTTGTAACGTTTTGTTACCCCAAATAATAGTACCTGTATCAGAGAATGTAGCGATTGGGTTGATTCTATTTTTATATAAACTATCTCTTTCATCAAGAGTTAATTTCTTTTGTGCTTTGATTGCATTTACCAAACCTCTTGAATAACCCGCTACTGCGAACCATGGATATGATACGTTATCAGTTAATGCGATATTCTTAAGAACCTCACCTGTTGGTGGAAGGAACAATTGAGTTGAATTGTCGTTATCTCTAACTTGAATCCAAGGCCAATATGTTGCAGAATAGTTACTATCCAAAGAAGCCGTATCCAAATTGTCAATTGCTTCATCTGCCGTTGTTACGTTAGGTGATGCGATGATGTATAATGAATCCGCTCTATCGTTCTCAATCATGTCGATTGCCGTAGTTGTCAATGAACCGTGGTCGTAAAAGTTAATACCAGGTGTTGCAAATACGTTAATATCGACAGCTTCAGGGTTTGAGAATGTCTCAATACCTTGAACATAAGCGTAATAATCAGAGTTTCCAAAATTAGGATTAAAAACACCCGCATTATTTGTGTTATTTGCTGTATAAGTTGATTTACCAAAAATGAACGAATCGGAATTAGTTCTATCTTGTCTGTAAATGTCCCAACCATCAAAACCACCAAACACCGCAAATGTAAATTTACGTGCCGCTAATGTTTCTAATTTACCTTTATCTGCACCTTCTAAGTCATATGGTGTACAATCATATTCAAATCCTGTGATTGTAATACCTGTAATTGCTGCTGCATTTTTAGATAAGTGGAAACCTGTTGTTACTACGTTGGTATTATTGATGTTATTTCCCTTATACTTTAATATGTCTTTATCAAATCCAATTTTAGATGATAAACCTAAAGATACCTTTTTAATTTTATCTCCCGATTCAACAGTTCCAAATGAATTGTAAGCCGCAAGGTCAACAATGTCACCAGCATCTTGGTATTGTGTTTTATAAATTACAGAACCCAATGTTGAACCACTTAATGTGTCGGTTACGAAACCTTTGAAACCACATGGGATTGCGTCTGTTGGGTGACCGTCAGCTAAAACTAAAGTGATAAATTTAGAACGTAATTCATATTCACCGTCAGATGTACCGATTTTTCTACCGATATAACCCGCAACGTCCAAATTCATTGAACATCTTGTGAATTTTTCTAATACTACCATATTATCATCAGTATCGTAAAAATCACGAACTAATATGTCAAACTCACCTTCTTCTAAGTTAATGTTTACAATTGAAATTTTAACTTGGTAGTTAGCAGCATCACCGTCTGAAATTGTTTGGATTTGAAATAAATCGGCAACTTTTCCACCACGTACTTCTGAAACCACCATAGGTGAAATAGTCGTATCGTATTCGGCAACGAAATTATCACCAACTGAATGGTAAACTTCATTTAAACTTACACCTCTAACTAAACCTCGATTATAAAGGGTTCTAATTAAATTAGGATAAATCTCGTAAACATATAATGGAAATTCCTCCATATCTTTATCAAACACGTCAACACCTAAAACTTTAGTTATATATTTTGTTGATGTGTTATCTAATGAACATGTATATGTTTTTGTAACTGACGAATCAGATGTTACAGAAATATTAAACTCATTCAAGATATTACTTTCAACACCTGTAGAACTAATAGTGAAACCGGCGTTTGTTGTTACTTGTAAATTTAATGTGTTACCAACATATCTACCTCTTGACCTCAACGCAGCCACTGTTACATGATGATAATCATTTTCAGTTGCCCCTGTGTAGTTAAATCTAGTTACATTAAATGTATTAGATGAACCTGAGTAAACAAAAAGATATGAATGTAACCCATTAACTACCCCAGCTGATTCAGTGAAGAAATTATTTGCCCAAGTGTATCCTGTTGCCGAACCTATCGGTCCTGTTATTTCTGTTCCTGTTAATCCGGTAGTTGCACTTTCAGGTACAAATCCCATTGTAAACCATTCATTATCTGAATATGTTCCACCAGTTATGAACTTAATTACACTATCACCCGTTGTTGCGGTTTTACTTGATAATGAGGAATAAAAGGTACTCCCTGTTACTCCTGTTATTGTTGGAATCATTGTTCCTGCTGTAGTTACAGGTGTAGACGTAGCATCAAATATGACACTACCTAATGTTTTTAAACCAAATGTTTTATTTGGTTTATGACCCGTTAATCCAAGTACTCTTGTTACGAATAGTTGGTTTGATTCTTGAAGATAAGATTTTGCAACATAAGGTAATTCATATTTAGGGTTACCGTTACCGTATTTAAGAGGTGACGTTGTACCAAAATATGTTTTAAATTCGTCGAAATTTGTAATCAAAACCGGTTCGAAAGCTGGACCTTTTAAAGTCTCACCTACTAAACCTAATGTTGTTACTCCGACACTTTGTGCAACAAATGTTAAATCCTTCTCTGAAGTGTAGACTCCTGGAGAAACGAATACTCTGTTTGAATTTGCCATCGATTGTTGTTTGGTTAATTATTTTATTACTTATTCAATAAATATCTTTGTTTTTAGCAAAGATTTCCGTAATTTTAGATAAAAAGATAGTAAATTATCTTTTTGTATCTTTATTTATCTTTAGTTATGGAAAACAAAACAAAAAACGTCAAAATAAGTGAATTACATCATGAGATGTTAAAAATTCATTGTGAAAAAAATGGACTAAAAATTTATAAAGTTATAGAAAAGTGGATTGAGGAACATTGTAAACCCAAAAAGAGGGATATGTACGGTGATGATTAGTGTATATAACACACACCAATTTTTGAACCAATCGTCGGCGTTCCCAACAATGTAATGTCTTTATCTCCACTAATAGCAAATCCCGAGCCCTCCTCATCGACAAGTCCGTTTATATCGATGTGGATAACACTATCGATTTTATTCATAACCGTAAAAGTTAATGTTGAACCATCATATGTGAATATTTCATTTTCTAAAAATAAAGGTTTACCATAACTGTCAATAAAAACACTATTTCTACCCGGATAATATGATATCATAACAGTACTACCTTCGGGTGGTGGTGATGCAAATGTTATTTTAGATGTTTGAGCAATATGAAAATAATCAACATCTCGTTCCTGTAAAAGTCCGTTAATTGAAACATAAAATAAAAATCCCATACTTTCCCCAACACTAAATGTTGTTTGCATCCCATCAGCGATAAATGTAACGGTTTTAGTTTCAATTGTTTTATTAAAAAACTTCTTCTCGTAAGGTTTAACCCCAACGAATTCGGTCATAAGAAAAAGTCTACTAACCGCAGGTTTTACTTCAAACTCCTCAGAATCAATTAAGAACCCTAACATTGTCAAATCATATGTTTGCATGTAAAATTTTCTACCGTCCAATGTATCAATAGGTGAATTATCACTAATTTTATCCAATATGATTGGAATATAGTGACCCTTAACCGTCGTGTAAGCTTGTCTTGATGAGAATTTTTGTAAGAAAATTTTGTTAAACCTGTTCAAGTCTCTAAATTTCTGACAAACTATTGTAATCTCAAAACTAATATCAACAGCAACAGGTTGTGGCATCTTGTAGATGTCAGCTCCCATTTGTGAACCATTCCATGTAGGTACGGTTGCATAATTGAAATTTCTTCTATCGGGAATTGTTCTTTGAATTGATGGATTAGTACCAGGTTGAACATCAGGTCTTCTTATAACTCCAATAAATGGAAGTTTCATATTACCATCTTCATCAGCAAAATTCCAATTATTTGAAATTTCACCCCACCTTTGAATTGTTAATATTTTTGGAATAACAGGAATTTGACTACCGTCAGATACAACTTTTAAGTTTTCTTTAACGAAATCTAACATTCCACCATCCAAATCATCATGTAATATAGAGTCAGGTAAGTACGAATCGGATTTAGTAATCCTATCCAAAAGTTGTTGTCTTCTTTCGGTTAATTCTTTACCCTTGTAAATCTCAATATCATTTTTTCTTTTAGGTATACCCATTTTATATTCCTCTAAATTCGTTTTCTTGTGTTGGTACACATGTTATTGTACGATAATACGGTTTGTAACCAAAATAATTGTGTTTATTATCTGATGTAACCTTTCCGTCATTTGATACCGTGTAAAACCTAAGTCTACCTTCACTCTGTGGGTAACCTATATAATCACCATATTTTATATCAATCTTTAAATCTTCCAATTGTTTCAAATAAACCGATATTTGCATATTCCCCGGCTCAAGATATCTCATTGTACCTCCTTTATATGAACTGTTTTTAGCTTCCTCAATTTTAACCAACCCATTAAACTCAATAGGTGGGAAATATTTGATTTCATCTTTACCGACTTCACCATATACGTCATCAATATCAGTCTTAGCCCTATCAACACGATAAAGAACAAGTTTCATATTTAAATCTCCGTGTAGGTATTCCTGACCCATCTCTATTTGTAAGTCAAAATCTTCCTTAGAGAAGAATTTAGACATTCTCGTTATTGGTAATTTATTATCCATATCTTCTATAAATAGTTTAATTATTCAATCTAATTCTTTATATTTTAATATGGAAACAAAAATCCCTGAAATTGAGGCAAGAACTATCCTTTCAACATATGAAGGTTCAAACAATCAGTTGTTAGATTGGAAAAGGAAGTTTACTGAAGTTAAGAACTTTAAGTTAACAAGACCTCAAGCAGATTACGTATTAAAATACTATGAGACAACTCCAAAGGTTGCGAGAAAATATATCAACATTGTAGGTTCATTTGGTGAAAAGATAATGGAAGATAAATTATTACCATTACCTCCCGATAAAATATGGTGTGAAAAATTACTATGCGAAACTGAGAAAGCGTTCCACATATGGGGTAAAATACTTGATGGTGAGAATCTAAGTGCTATGTGGTTACCCAAAGCTGCCGTTGTTCAAGAAGAAAAGAAACTCAATAGAGTGATTGACTATTCAAAGTACGATGTAAGACCTCCTATGGACCACCAGAAGGTCGCCATTGAGAAGTTATTGGCTAATGATAAGTTTATACTCGCGGATGATATGGGTCTCGGAAAAACGACCTCAGCGGTTATTGCATCAATTGAATCCGACGTTAAGAAAGTTTTAATTGTTTGTCCCGCATCTTTAAAAATAAATTGGAAAAGAGAAATTGCCAATTACTCAGATAAAAAGGTATTAATCGTCGAAGGACGTAAATGGGGTTCGACTTTTGACTACTATATAATCAACTACGATATTATTAAAAACTATCACACAACAGATAAGAGTGAAGATAGTGATGATTATAAATTATTGGTTAATGAGAAGTTTGATTTAGCAATTGTGGACGAAGCTCACTATATTTCAAACGCAACCGCAAACAGAACGAGATTATTAAATGATGTACTTGAACAGATACCAAAAGTTTGGTTATTAACGGGAACACCAATGACATCTCGTCCGATAAATTATTTTAATTTACTTAAGATTGTTGAATCACCTTTAACGTTAAATTGGCAATCATATGTTCGTAGATATTGTAAAGGATATCAATTCAATGTTGGTAACCGTAAGGTATGGAACACAAGTGGAGCAAGTAATTTGGATGAACTTCGTGAACGAACGAAACATGTTGTTTTAAGAAGAATGAAAACCGACATCCTTGACTTACCTGAAAAGATTGTGACTCCCGTTTTTGTTGAGTTAACGAGTAAAATGTATGATGAGGAATTGGAAGAGTTTACAAGAATAACTAACGATAAGAAAAATGACGAAACAATTACGGTTACGTTAAATCGTTTAATGAAAATTAGACAATTAATTGCTTATGAAAAAATTCCATACACTTGTGAATTAATTGATAAGTTTGTTGAACAAGGAAAAAAGGTAATTGTAATGACAAACTTCACAATGTCCTTGGATATGTTACATGAAAAATACAAAAAGATTTCTGTAACGTTGGATGGTCGTATGAATAAGGATAAGAGACAAGAGAATGTGGATAGATTTCAAAGTGATGATAAAATAAAAGTTTTTATCGGTAACATTAAAGCTGCCGGTGTTGGTATTACCTTAACCGCCGCTGAAGTTGTTATCATGAATGATTTATCATTCGTACCCGCGGACCACGCCCAAGGGGAAGATAGAGCATATAGATATGGTCAAAAAAATAGTGTTCTCGTTTACTATCCTGTATTTGAGAAC